CTTCGATTCTTCAGACCAACATAGCTGTGGAGCTAGCATATCGCAAACAACCTTTCTCGTTTCTGTCTAGGAGGCGCTGGTACGAGACCAGCCTTCGCCCACTATGACACCTACAACCGATGACGCGTCGTTTGTAGGCCCTTTCCCTTTTGGACACTTGACCAAACGTCCCGCCCTCGAGGCAGCCAACGAAAAGTCCCGGGTTACGGTAGGCATTTGCACTCCGTATTATCAGGCCATTCCCCCGAGCTTTACTACATCCCTCCGTACCTTCGACGAGGTGAAAGACGTCGTCTATGACGCTGCAATGTCTTATGTTGCGCGCCGCGACCTCCTACATCTACCTCTGGCAGAAGTACACCGTGATGCAGTCGGCCTTTCTGACGAAGAGCCGTCGTGGACGTTGAACAGTATCTTTCTCAAGTGTTTCGGTGCCGAGCCGCCTGTCACTCTATCTACTATCTTTAGCCCTAACGGTGACGACGCCTCCCACATTACTACCAAGTCTGCATTACGCGCACATACAGCCGAAAGGTCCGACTGGGCCGATCTAGTTATACGCGCACACACCTTACATCACAACGGTGTCCAGACTTGTCAAACGTTGCTTCATGATGCCCCGGGTATGGCTAAACTCGCGACAGACTCGAAGTCTCGTTTTCTTAAAGCAGCAAGAAATTATAAGATTCCGACTGAGGCGCAAATCCGTGCCAAAATGCCTGAGCCGGGAAAATCTGAAAGTACTCATCCTTTCCTTGCTGCGGGCCGCTACCTCACAGTGGCCGGTCTACGTGCCGTCGCGGCAGGTGTTGAAGCTCTGCAGGAGGACCCCTGCATCTCCTCCAACCATCGCGACAAAGGGGGTTTTGGCGGGAGGCCGATCAACCAGTTGAAAGACCTCTCCCACTCCCCTGTCTCACCCCCGGAAGGAATTATACCGGGCACGAAGACCGTGCGGACCCTCATTGATTGCCTCGCCTATGAAACTTCTTTAGCCGAGCATTCCGGTCACGATATTATCATCTGGACGTCCTATTACCCCGACCTCGCTGGTGAAACAAGCGAGAGCGTATACTATGCCGATTCCGACAAAACTTTCGTCGAGATCGTTGGGAAACATAAAGCCACTGCCATATATAAGAAGCAGGGTGCTTGGGACTTTACTGCCAGTGATATCATATACATCGAGAATGAGGACCATTCCGCTTTTACAGTTTACCAAGTCATCCGGCACTTCCAACCCGACCTGCTAAAACAGGTAGTGTTCCTCTGCGCTCTGCAGACGGTCAATTTACCCTACGCTATAGTTAATCAACTCGTACGGTGGACCAAGGGGCACGATCTCGGGTCGGTAGGCATCGGCACCCCCAAGTTATGTGGGAATGTCATGCTTGTGCCGCGTGACCCCGAGAGGCCATACACCCAAGACATTCTTGTTATGTCTAATGGTACTCCGGGTTCTCCTACCGTCTCAATTAAATACAAGAATGAGATCTCACCGCGGTCATGCGCCACGATGTCCACCGAAGTGTACAATTATCTAAAATATTTGAATGCACACGGTGGCCGTGGCCTGACGGTACACGAGGCTATCAAGCGACTCGAACTCTTTTCTGAGTGCGATGACGTTTGCGTGCCGGGATCAGCCGCGTATTGCGAGCTGCTCCGTACCGTCGCCTGGTGGGGCGACCTCCCGAATGTCGTATACTATGGACTAGAAACTTCGGTCGAGGATATTCCTGTAGAGATGGAAACCGCTAAGGCAGTCAAAGGTGGCCCTCAGATCACACTCAACAACCCTGGAGTGTTAGCTAAGACCCCTGAGGCCATGGACGCCTATGTGGAACACAAAATGATCGGACTCAAGAACAACACAGTTCCGACAGAAGAATGGACCAAGATATCTGACGTCATTTTGAATCAATTTATCAAATGTATTGCGCAAGAGACCGGTGTAGCAAAGGGAAGTTTGCAACTGGTCGACCGCGAAGAGATTCTCGCGGCGCGCACTAAACGGGTGCAGAAAGCCCGTCAGGTAACTGACGGCATGGGCCCGTCGACGGAGGAAATTGGTCGCGTTGAGAACAAGGTAGAGGCGGCACATAAGACTGGCCCATGTCCTCGCGGGATTCAAAACCCCGCCCCCGACGTATCTGTTGAGTCGGGGATCCTTGGGAAGACGCTTGAGTTAGTGCTCAAGAAAACCTCTTGGTACAACCCTGGTTCTACGCCCCAACAAATTTCCGACTCCGTGTCGGAGGCGTACATTAAGAGCCATGGTCACGAACTCAAATATAGAGGTGGTGGTGTCCGTAGCGTTGATTACACTGGCGCAGACGAAGGACACTCCACCCACTCGAACCGGGTCCTCCGGGGGATCATCGATTACTTTGTTGCAGACGGTGATAAGGCCGAGGCGCAGCGCATTTATGCCAGCTGCTTCGACATGCCCCTCCAGGTTGGACCTATGATTAAATCCTCCGGGAAGAAGAACGCTAGTGGCACCGGCATCACTACCGTACTTAATACCGGCGTCTTCGGAGATCGCGAACTGGAGACGACCACCGTTGCGATGGTTTTCCGCTCTATGGAAGACACGGGTGAATTAAAGAAGGGTGAGTATATTAAATCGGACGACGGTGCAGACCGTCCTTTCCCGGTTCTCACGCACAAGACCTTCCTGAGACACCTTCGCATTATCCAAGATACGTGGGGACTACACAAACTTGATGGCAAACATACGAAGAAATCATATGCCATCGAGATTGCCTACGGGTGGATCGGCCCGAAGTTCGGGGATGACGGACTCGACCCCGCCACGCCTTTCGTGGACGACGGGACTTGGGAACGCGCAATGTTATACGTAGATCGGATGGATGGATTCGTCCGGAAACTCGAGACTACGTCGGCAGTTAAGGAAGAGCCTGTGGAATACCTCAGTCGCATCTATCCCTGCCCCTTGCGCTCGCCTTCCTCCTATTGCAAGGTGGAGAAGGCTGTCGACAAAATTTCTCTTGCCGTGAACCGTGACCAGGAGCGATATGGCCTCAAGCTCCATGGATACTGGACCACGGATCGTACTACCCCTATAGTCGGTGCATACCTCACCGCCCTCTCTAGGATGTACGGGATGACACTCGCCTCCATCGAGGAACAAGCCCAGCTCGATTTACTTTACGAGCACGAGCGCGAACTATATTGGAAAGTCGCGCCAGGGCCTTTCCCGTGGGACGAAAATGCTGGGGAAGAGCAATACGCTAGCGTAGCCGCCGATTACAATATGACTTCTGGCGAGCTCCGCGAGTTCGACGCTCTGCTAGCTCAGCAATCGACATGGTCGGGCATTCAAGCAATGATGGTTCCTGCAAAGGTTACCAGCGAGACGCCCGATGACCCCCTTGGGTTGCAACCCAAATCCGACCCGCCCGGTGTGACACGCGTTCCAGCGTTTTCCACATCATCTCGAGGCGAGGACCCCCGGATGTGCAACTTCGAGTCTGCAGACGCTACTGGCCCAGCGCCCAGCTATCCTCCTCGTGACGAGGCAGCGAAGCTGGCCCTCGGCCTGTAGACGTCGCAACACCGGGTGGTGTAACTTCCTAGACGCCCCTAGGAAGAAAATTGGTGACGGTCCGTAGCGCGCGGATCGGATTCCAAACACCCTTAAATAATAGCACAGTGCTTGCCGGCACAAGAAACTCAGTTTCTCTATCCCACTGACGTGGGACCTCCAACACTCGAAAACAACAGATACAGCAATCAGCTGGATGTCGGACGCTCCTACTCCAACTATGACTCCCCAGCAACTCATGGCGGCCGTGCGCTCCAAAGATCCAATGCACGGCCTCTGCAGCTCTCGTCAGATCACCGACGAGGGCTGCGATTGGCTCAAGTTCGCGCTTGACCCATTTCACGATCTCCAACTTGATAGTCTTAAAGGCTACCCTGACGTCACCACCGAACCTACGGTGATTGTCAAGGTACGCCAGGCCATCGAGATATCCGCCCCTAAAGATCTTCCGGCGGGTAATTGGGATTGTCATATCGCTCTTTCTCCAATAGACTGGGCGAGACCAAACGGCTTCGTCACTGAGGTTGCCTCCGGTATCAATGGCTACAATGCCATGGCCGAGACATACCCACAGGGCGCAGGCGCGGGTGCCCCCGCCGGCCAGATCAACCAGATTGGTGATTTGGCGGGCGGTGGCACTGGCAAGGGCGTAACCGGTCGCCTGGACGGTCTTGTCATCAACTCAGTGCCTGCGGGCGCTAGTGATGGTGGGGACATGACCTTCACTCCCGGCCATATGCCTTTGAAGGCGGCAGCCGGGTACGCTTGTGAAAACATCGTACTCGACAATTACCTCGATTTTGACGCGACGGACCTTGGTGTTTACCGCCTGGTCTACTCGGGTTTTGAGGTAGTGAACACCACCGCCCAGATTTACAAGCAGGGTGCCGTAACGGTTTATGAGTACGGCCACTCTTTTGAGAATGCTCAAGCAACCGTCCCGTGGGATAAGAACGCAGCTGCCGTTCCTCCCGCTTCGCAGACGATGTTTAATTCTCTGGCAACGAACCAGTTTCGTTCGCCTCCTAACACGATCGCCGAGGCCAAAATCATGCCCGGCGCTCACACGTGGGCTGCCCAGGATGGTTGCTATTGCACGTCGAAGTTCCTCGGGGACAACCCGTTCCAAGGCACGACGAACCGCAATTACATCATTCAGCAGAACCAAGAGTCCGCTGGTGTGGACTCGGGGTACGGCAACACGCAGATCGGCAACACCGTCGGTTCCTTCGTATCTCCTGGATTTATCGGGAACATCAACTCTCAGATAGTTGGTACTCTCAACGACCAGGACTACGGTGGCAAACCCGGTGCCACTGCTGCTCCTTCTACGCACTTCTCGCGTATGTCCACCGCTGGTGCTTACTTCACTGGTCTCTCCAAAGAGACCACGTTGTTCGTCACCTGGCGTGTTGGGCTGGAGCGCCTCCCCGCAGCCAACAAGCCTACGTTCCTAGCTCTCGCTCAGCCGAGTGCTACGTACGACCCACAGGCTTTGTTGCTTTACAACCTGATCGCGAATCACCTTCCGCCAGGTTGCCCCCAGGGATGGAACGATCTTGGCAGGTGGTTCAACACCATCGCTTCGATTGCAAAACGCGTCATTCCCGGGGCTTTCCCGCTGGTCAGCACCGCCCAAATGATTTTGCACGGATTGGGCGCTGTTAACCATGCCAAATCGCTCCCGGACGCCGTCCGCGGGGCACAACAGGCTTATCAGCTTGTTCGCGGCAATGGCACTCCACGTGCCGCTGCCAGGGTCATCCAAACCGCAGCTCGTGCCAAGCAAGGCAATGGGCGCGGCAAAGCGGCTGTTCAGAACTTTGGACACCCGCAAGGCAACGGAGGTCGCCGGTCCAAACAGGGCCGCGGCGTCCAACAGTTTGCCCAAATGTCGTAATGTAGTCACTGCGCGTTCTTCAACATTGACGCGTAAACGCAGGGGACCTTTCCCCACATGCAACTCCCTCAACCCTATGCTAATGATTCGTTACTATACTCCTAGTTGACGTATGAAGCATTTTAGGAGCACAAGGGCCGTTTCGCGTAGTTCGGCAAAACTAGCGCGGGACAACGACAGTCTACCTAAAGGCACTATATAGTGCGCTGTGGTGGCGCTTGCACAAACCTACCTGACGGGGGCCATTCCGTCACAAGTAGTCTACTTAAGATGTGTGAG